TCATCTTTACCTGATGTACAACGTAAACAGTTTTTAGAAGGTGATTGGGATGCTTATGAAGATTCTAGTTTTCCAGAATTTAATAGAGATATTCATGTTCTAGAAAATTTTGAGATACCTAATAACTGGATGAAGTTTAGAGCAGCAGACTGGGGGTATAGTTCACCAGCTTGTTGTTTATGGTTTGCAGTAGACCATGATAATGTCATGTATGTTTATCGAGAACTCTATACACAAAGAGTAACTGCAGATGAGTTTGCAAGAAAAGTTTTAGAATTAGAATACGGTGAATATATTCGGTACGGTGTATTGGACTCTTCTACTTGGGCTAACAGAGGTGACATTGGACCTAGCATTGCAGAAACAATGATTAAAGAAGGTTGTCGATGGAGACCCTCTGACCGTAGCCCCCGAAGTCGTATTAATGGTAAAATAGAAATCCATAAACGATTAAAGTTAAATGAAAATACAAATGAACCTACTTTGTATATTTTAAATAATTGTAAAAATTTATTAAGAACTTTGCCTATGCTTCCACTAGATAAAAATAATAGTGAAGATGTAGATACTAAAGCAGAAGACCATGCATATGATGCTTTAAGATATGGATGTATGAGTAGACCTGTTCATCCACATAGTTTACAAACACACTCTCCTTTATCAAGAGAAAGACAATATAAACCAATAGATGAAAATTTCGGATATTAAAACAAATATTAAAATAGGATATAGAGATTATAAGATTAAAAGTCTAGATTCTATTGTATCTAAATGTAATGAAATAAATGGACAATTTCTTACAACTGATGGAGTAATAGCTTTATCTTTAGAGGAAGATTCTGTTTCTCATACAAATACATTTATTCATGAAATACTTCATGCAATATTTTATCAATGGGGAATAGGATTAGAAGATAGAGAAGAAGAAAGAATTTGCAATACTATTGCGAATGGACTAACAACTGTATTGGTCGATAACCCTTGGTTATTACCTTACATACAAAAAAACTTAAAAGGAGTAAAACAAAAATGATGAAAAGAAGCAAAATGCAAATGGATGTTAAATCTGAATTAGGTAAAACATACAAGCAAGGTGAAATGTCTTCTTCTGCAGATGGTGCTGTAAAGAATAGTCTTTTAACACAAGGTGGTTCTTTCCCAGCAGATGCTATGAAAAGCGGAGAAAACATTGCTTATCCTAAAACAGGTAAATATGCATTAGATAAATCTTTACTGAAAAAATATTCTCAAGGTGAACTCTAATACCATTTAATGGCAATAACGAACGATATAGATACAGGCACAGATAACGCTGCTTCTTTAAAAGAAGAAGAACAAGAAATCTATGGTCTTGGTGCATTAATCCAAGAGAAATTTAAAAAGTCTGAAGACGCAAGATTATTTGATGAGAAAAGATGGTTAAGAGCATACAGAAACTATAGAGGAATCTATGGTTCTGATTTAGCATTTCGTGAAAACGAAAAGTCTAAAGTATTTGTTAAGATAACAAAAACAAAAGTTCTAGCTGCTTACGGTCAAATAATTGAAGTTTTATTTTCTCAAGGAAAGTTTCCTATTGGTATAGAACCGACAACTATACCAGAAGGTGCTTCAAAGTATGCCCACTTAAAGCCTGACAATCAACAGCAAGCCCAAGCCCAAAGTCCTTATGGTTATCCGGGGGATGGTAAAGAAATCAAACCCGGTACAACTATTAATGAAATCTTAGGCGGCTTAAAAGAAGAATATGGTTCATTACCTTTTGAAGAAGGTCCTGCACCTGATTTGAAATCAATGGTGCAAATTGAACCTGCAAGAGAAGCAGCAGAAAATATGGAGAAAGTGATTCATGACCAATTAGATGAATCCTTAGCTTCTACTGTATTTAGACATATCATTTTTGAAATGACACTGTTAGGTACAGGAATATTAAAAGGTCCATTCAACTATGAAAAGAAATTACATAGCTGGGATAAAGAAGATGATTCAGATGAATTATTTTATAATCCTAAAACAAAACTAACTCCTAAGATAGAGGCAGTTAGCTGTTGGGATTTTTATCAAGACCCTAATGCTACATCTATTGAAGATTGTAATTATGTTATTCAGCGACATAAACTTACAGCCTCCGATATGCGTGATTTATTAAATAGACCTTTCTTTAGAGAAAATGCTATTAGAAATTGTATTGAAGGTGGTCCAAACTATCAAGCACGTAGTTATGAAACAGCTTTATATGATAGAGAAAATCAAGCAGATTATGAGCAAGATAGATTTGAGGTATTTGAGTACTGGGGCAAAATGGATAAATCACTTGCCGAAGAAGCAGGTTTAATAGTTAATGAAGATGATATAGATGTTTTAAATGAAGTCGATATTAATGCTTGGGTATGTAATGGTCATATTCTAAGATTAGTATTAAATCCATTTACACCTTCTCGATTACCTTACATGGTTTGTCCGTATGAAATTAATCCTTATCAATTCTTTGGTGTAGGTATTCCTGAGAATATGGATGACTCTCAACAAATTATGAATGGTCATGCACGTATGGCTATTGATAACTTAGCACTAGCAGGTAATTTAGTTTTTGACGTTGATGAAACAATGTTAGTGCCGGGACAAGATATGTCTGTTTATCCGGGTAAAATATTTAGAAGACAAAGTGGACAAACTGGTCAAGCTATTCATGGTATTAAATTTCCAAATACAGCAAATGAAAATTTAATGATGTTTGATAAATTTAGACAGTTAGCGGATGAGTCCACAGGTATTCCTTCTTATTCTCATGGACAAACAGGAATACAATCGACTACAAGAACTGCTGCAGGTATGTCAATGCTATTAGGAGCAGCAGCTTTAAATATTAAAACAGTTATAAAAAATATTGATGATTATCTATTAAGACCATTAGGCGAATCTCTATTCGCATGGAATATGCAATTTAATAAAGATTCAAAAAAGATTAGAGGAGATTTAGTTATTAAAGCAAGAGGTACATCATCTTTAATGCAAAAAGAAGTAAGGTCACAAAGATTAATGACATTTATGCAAGTGGCATCAAATCCTGCATTAGCACCTTTTGTAAAGTTTCATACAATACTTAAAGAGATTGCTAAGTCAATGGATATTGACCCTGAACAAGTTATTAATGACCCTGAGAAAGCAGCATTATATATAAAAATGATGGGAGGTCAAAATGCAACTCAAACAACTGGGAATGTTGGTGGAATCCCCGGCATGGGCGGTGCTGGAGGAGTACCTACAGGAGCAAATCCGCTTGACGCAACGGGCGTTGGAGGTGGCAACATTGGAGTTGGAAGTGTTCCGACTACAGGGGAAGCTCAATTCTCTTCGCCAAATACTAGCCCTCAAGGAACAAGTGAATAGTAAATAAAATGGCAGAAACAGAAACATCACAAGCTTTATCTCAAGAAGTAAAAAAACAGGATTATGGTATTTATAATCAAGGTAGAGTAAAACTTAATTTTGATGAGCAAACACAAGAATGGAAAGAACAGTATGAACCTGTAAAAGGTTATAAAATGTTTATCCCGCCTGCTCCAAAAAAAGTTAAATTACCTACTGATGTAACAGTACCAACAACCCCTGTTGTTGAACAACCTACTACACAAGTAACTCAACCTGCTACACCTATTGTTGAGCAGAGAGATAAAGGTGAAAGTTTTGCTGAAAGACAACAAAGAGAAATGATGGAGCGTTTTGGTCCGGGTCAAGACCCAATGCAAATGGCTAAGACAATGTCTAGTATATTTACTCCGGGTACAGAACAATATGGTTATTATGATTCTATGGGTGCTTTAAATATAGTAGGGGATACTTTAAAAGTAAACTTTGATGCTATTAGTGAGAAAGGTGGATATGGTTTACCTTCTCTTTTAGGTGCTGGATTTAAATATGCAGAAAAAGATATTATCGAAGGAACTCTTAATAAATTAAAATACGCAGGAATTTTAACTGGTAGTGATATTACGGAAGCTAAAGGAATGTATACCTTTAACGTAGACCAAGATAAAATGAATAGTTACAGAGAAAATGCATCAACAGTGTCAAACTTATTATCAGGCGGATACAGAGATGCTAGCGGTAATTATATAAGACGTAATGATAACCTATTAGGAGAACTTTCTAAATTAGATAGAGCCGATGCTGATGCTTTTATAGCAGATATGGCAATAGCAATGGGCGATGATAATAGTAAAAATACTATAACTAATGCTCTTAAGTCTGGTACTAAAGGAGCAGCAGCAGCTTTAATTGCTTTCCAAACAGGTGAGGATTTAGATTTAGATAGAAAAGGATTATTTGGTCCTTATTATAATCAACAATTTAAAGATGATTATAATAGAACAATGACTGAACTAAATAAAAATGTAGGTAAGGTTGAAGAACCCAAGGGTAAAGCTACTACTCCTGATATAATGACCGAAGAAAAAAAACAATTATTAGATGACATAGATGAATTATTAAAAAAGAGAGAAGAAGAAAGAGGAGGAGATACTGCACCTCCACCTGCTCCAACTACTACTCCTAAACCCCCATCTACACCGGGAGCATCAGGACCTCCGGGAAGAAATTATCCAACAGGGACTTCTGGTACTCCTAAAGCAGGAACAGGGTCTTCAGGACCACCCGGAAGAAATTATTCTAGTGGTTCTTCATCTAAATCATCATCTAGTGGAGGAAGTAGTAAATCCTCTTCATCATCTAGTGGTTCAGGAACTAGAAGTGGATTAGTTAGTTCTAATAAAAATAAATCTACTACATCAAAAGCACCTACCGGAACTAACAGACCGGGATTTTAACAAGTTTCTACTAACGTAGGAAAGCACTAGAATTTCTCTAGTGTTTAAAAGGGCTACCTAGGATAACCTAGCCCCCTTATTTTTTACGACAAAATAAGAGCTACCTGTTACCGTTCGCAGCCCT